AAGGGACTTATCTTCCAGATCGAGAGAGATGCGAACGCTATCGCACAAAGAACTCGTCGTGGAAAGGGTAACATGATTCTAACATCTGCTGATGTTGCTTCTGCCCTAACAATGGCTGGTGTTCTTGACTACACCCCTGCTCTTAATGCTAACCTTAATGTAGACGATACAGGCAATACATTTGCTGGTATTCTTCAAGGTAAGTACAGAGTGTACATTGACCCTTATTCTGCTAACGTTGCTGCTAACCAGTACTACGTTGTTGGATACAAAGGTTCATCTCCTTATGACGCTGGATTATTCTACTGCCCTTACGTGCCTCTACAGATGGTTCGTGCGGTTGGTCAGGATACATTCCAACCAAAAATTGGATTCAAGACTCGCTACGGCATCGTCGAGAACCCATTCTCACAAGGAACATCTCAGGGACTTGGTGCTCTCACTAAGAACTCTAACCGCTACTACAGGCGTGTTCAGGTTAAAAACCTCATGTAAGCGAGACGCTTATATACTTTCAAAAGACAATCCTTCGGGGTTGTCTTTTTTTTATGTCTATGTTATAATATGAGAGTTAAACCACAAATGCCGTGTTGCAAAACACCATCTTCTTTAGGGTTGATGAACAATGAGTGGGTTATAGATTAGAAAAATGGAATCCAAAGATTTTACTGGAAATATTTCAGTGAATAGCAACTATTCGTTGCAAGAATTTTTGAACTTACCAGAAGTTCCGTGCCAGAGAAATACAGAGGCAAGATTAGGTAAGGCAAGAAAGTATTTAAAGAAAGTAAGACCAGAACATTGTATTGTTCATTTGGTTAAACTTACAAAAGATTGTGAGGTTGCGGGAAAATTATATCCAAAAGGTATGATGTTCAGAAATGATGGTAATACTCGTGCGTTAAATTGGTCGGAAGAAGGATCAGATTATCTTCCAGAAAAATTAGTAGCAATCATATATGAATATGAAGATCTAGATGAGATTAAAGAGGCATATGATTGCTTTGATTCTGCTGAAGCTACTGAAAAAAATCAGCAAAAGATCTTTGGTATTCTTACAGGATTCTATGATTATTCTCCAAAATCAGATAAACTGACGGCAGGTCAAATTCTTTCTGGAATGAATAAAGCATGTAATTTTGTTAAACCAACTGAATGGAATCAAACTAATATTAAAAATGCAGAACAATTAAGAGATCAACTTTCTTATTGGATGATCAATGGTTGTTTACAATCACTTGATGAATTGATGACTAAAAAAGATAAGTGGTGTCAACCATTTATTGCTGCTGCTCTTTTGAGCTTACGTCATTATGGTCCTAAAAACCAGAAACTTATTCAATCATGGAAATTGATTGAACAAGAAAAAGGTAACACAATGGGTACAGAATGGGATGGTGTTACCCATATTACCGAAGAGTGGAAGACTGGAAAGTTCTTTAAGGATACTAGTATCTGTAGAGATACTCGTTGGGATAATATGGATCGTACTGTTTCATATATCTTATACTGGATTGATAAGTATATGGAAGATGAAACAGGAACCAAAGTTGGTCGTGGTTGGGAAACTGTTGCCAAAGAATACAAGCACAGATCAAAATATAATTCGGCTTTGGAAGAGGCATTCAGAAAATAAAAGGATGTAGTTCCTTTAATAAAGAGACTCCTTCGGGGGTCTCTTTTTTTGTCTATATAATTTAATATTATTAAAATTATGGATAATATATTAGATACAATTAAAGGTGAGTTTGAGCAACATGATTTGTTTAAAACTCCAGTATGGATTTCCAATTGCTCCGATATTGATAATACTGATATGGTGAGTGAAGCATATAGATTTAAAGAACAATGTAGTAATGAAATTAAATACAATCGTGGAGGATTTCAATCTAGAAAATTTTTGGAAGTATATTCATATAGAGCAATATATGAAAGAATGTATCCTTTACTATTCACTCTTCCATATAGACCAAGACCATTTAGGATAGGAATGATTGATGCTTGGTTTAATATTGATGGTTATAAAGATTTTCATATATTACATCATAATTTAGATGAATGTAATCAAGAAAAACAATTAGATGTGATAGATATATCTGGAATTTATTGTGCTAAAATGCCCGAAAAATCTGAATCTATTCTTAATATTAAGGATCCTAGAGGTTATGGTCCTGTTGCTAATAGGTTTTATAAAAGATTATCATATGAACCTTATGAAAAATTGGAATTAGATGAAGGTGATTTAATTTTATTTCCACCTTTCGTAGAGTATTCAATAGATCCTAATATGTCAGAAGAAGATAGAATTTTCTTATCATTTAATATTAAATTTGGAAATTCTGGATTACTGAGTAGTAATAAATAAAAATAAAACTAATAATGGCTTCGTCTGGACCTTTTGTATCTCAAATACAAAATAGAAATTATCTATCGGGTATAGGTTTTAAATTTAACCTTGCAAAATATCCTAAAGTTGATTTTTTCTCAAATAATGCTAGAATACCAGAAGTTAACTTAGCAACTGCAGTTCAGTCAACATACTTAAAAGATATTGATGTACCTGGTGAGAAATTAACTTATGGTGATTTTACATTGAGATTCTTAGTTGATGAGAATATGGAAAATTATATGACTGTTTATAGATGGTTGACTGGATTAGGATTTCCAGAATCTACAAAAGAATATAAAGATTTAATTACAGATAGTGCTTCAATTATAGACCCAAAAGAAGCATTCTGCGATGGAACACTTAGAATATTAAATAGCAATCTTAGAGAAATAGCAAAGGTAAAATTCCTAGATTTATTTCCAGTATCCTTGACATCTTTGGATTTTGATGCTACAAATACAGATGTTGAATACTTTACAGCAGAAGCAACATTTAAGTACACCATATACGATTTGATAAGTACTATATGAACCTTGATAAAATTCAGGAGATGTGGGAGCGTGATGCTGTCATTGATCCTGATAACCTACATGATGAGTCACTAAAAATACCTCAGTTACATTCAAAGTATTATACAGTTTATAATACGATTACTTTATTGCGTGAGAAAGCAAGAGAGCAATACAATAAAACAAGATTAGAAAGACACAATTATTATACTGGTAAAGCACCAGCAGAGGTTTATATTGAAGAACCTTTTGGATATAAGGTAAGGGAAAAGGATGCCATACAGAGGTATATGGAAGCAGATGAGAAGATGTCAAAGATAGATCTTAAGATAAGGTATTATGATACTACTTTAAAGTTCTTAGAAGAAATTATTAAAAACGTTTCCAACAGAACTTTTCAGATTAAAAACGCAATAGAATGGAATAAGTTCCAAGCAGGAATGTAAATTATAAATATATGAGTAGATCTAATATTAGACAATGAAACCTACTCCAAGAGAAAGTAAAGCAATCCACGAGAACTATGAGAAGGTTGTGGAGTATCTTATAGCAGAACAATATGCACCAGATGCTGCTTCAGCAGATAAGATCATCTCAGGTATGAGTCAAGATTGGTTTGATACCATCGTAGGATAATGCCATACGGTTATACAGATAACGCTGATAAATCGTATACCATAGATACAGGTTCGGTTAGAGCTTCTAGAAAAGCATTTAAGGCAGGAAATATTACTGATAAGGCTCATATAAAGAATCTATGGAATGCAGCGTTCGGTAAAATAAAAGCATAGTTATATAAAGAATAACTTCGACTTATTCTTATTAAATATTTTTAATTAAGAAGATGAAATCATTCAAAAAATTTAATGAAGATGCTTCATTCGCAAGAAGAAGTATAGGCACAGGTCTTTTAAATTTTGCTGGAAATGTTGCTAAAAGTTTAGGGACTCAACCAATAGAAAAGGGTGCGAGAGTAGTAACTTCTCTTGCTTCAATGAAAGATGATTTTGTCGAAAGAAGAAAAAGAAAGAAAGCAGTTAAACAAAGTGCAAACAAAGCTATACAAAACTCTAGAGATCCTGAAGCTGATAAAACAGTTGCTGGAGCAATGAAAGATCCTGATCTAAAAAAACTTGATCAGGATCCACCTAAGTGGGATTAAGGCACGAAATAAACCTAAAAAATAACTCTCTAAATAATCCTACATTGGTATAGGATTATGAGTCATTTGATTATATCAAAGAAGAATGAAGTCTACTTAAAAGT